TTCTGCTTATGTCCCTGATGATTGTTTGACATGTTCGCCCGTTCAAATACGCCGTTTGCATTTGTCATTGCATAATTCAATTCTTTACAATCCAAGCAATACCCAATTTCCATGTGTCCTCCTTTTCACGTTCGCGTGAATTTTTCAATGTTTATGAACCTCCATGCCCCTTGGTCTTCTTTCCTGTTGCATGGTGCCACGATTCTTTTTTATTCCTTATGCGTACTTTTATTTCTTCTTCATCTGGAAGAATGAACACTTCTCTTTTTCCAGTATTCATAAATTCTACCAACATGGAAATTGCTTCTCTTGCTTCTGCCTCGGTATTATAATCGGCAAATATTCCCATTGCTCCATTTTCTCTTGCTATGGTTAGTTTGTTTCCCTCCCTGCCTACAAGTACCTCTGTTACTTTGTCAAGATTCAAGAGCTTCCCTGTTTTTTTGTTGAATATATACATAGGTTTCCTTTCTTTTTGTGATAAGTGCGTCAAGTATGTTTTGTATTTTTGAATTATTCGGTTAAACCGAAATCGAGTGGCAAAAAAATAAGTCTATCGTATGGGATTCCATAGACTTCTTCTATTTTTCGCAACACCGGAATATTTGGATAGCTTTTACCGCGTTCATAATTTCCCAACGTATCTGTACTTATACCTATCTTTTCTGCCGCTTCTGCTTGTTTTAACCCTCTTAGTTCCCGCGCCTGTTTTAAAGACACTCTCATATTTTCAGGAATATTCACAGCCCCTATTTCACCTCTTCTTTCTCCCCGTCAAGCCGATAGGACAGCTATTACATTTATTCATCTTTATTTTTCCAGTTCTTTAAAATTAGTACAATCACCGCGGTATTAGCGATAATAGCTATAATATTAAGAATTATACTAATTGTCTCAAGCATAATTTTCACCCCTTTCTGCCTAAGATAATAGGTTTATATATTGACATTCTACAAGAAAAAATATATTCTTTTTACATGGGGAGGTTTCCCTCCCCCTTTCTTAATCAAGTATGTTCCGAATGATTTCAAGAACTATATTGATTAAGTTTAAGATTGCAGTAAGCAGGATAATCAGTTTGAGGTGTTTATCTTGCTTACTTTTTTTCGGCTTTTTCTTGCTCATGTCTTTTACCTCCTTCATTTGATGATTTTATTATACTTCGGTTTAACCGAAATGTCAACGGTTTTTCCGAATTTTTTTTATTTTTATTGATTTTTTTTCGTTTTTGCCGTATAATTATAGTCACTAGCAGGAGGTGAAATATATGGGTAGTCTCGGAAACAAAGAAATTATGGCGAAAAATATTCGTTATTATATGGAAAAAAAATTCTCTTTCACAAACAGATATATGTAATACATTGGGTATAAAAATGCCTACTTTCTCGGATTGGGTAAATGCAAAAACCTATCCGCGCATAGATAAAATTGAACTTATGGCTAATTATTTCGGTATTTCAAAGGCTGATTTAGTAGAAGAACGTTCCATAAATACTACTCGTCGTAAAGGCGTTCCCATCAAGGTTTACGGACGCGTTGCGGCAGGCGTTCCTATCAAGATGATAGAGGACATCATAGACACAGAAGAAATTACAGAAGAGATGGCAAGGCGCGGTAATTACTTCGGGGTTAAAATAAAAGGCGATTCCATGATACCGGACATTCATGACGGCGATACCGTAATCGTCCGCCAGCAGGAAGACGCTGAAACAGGCGATACGGTCATAGCTACTATAAATGGAGATGACGCCACCTGCAAGCGTTTGCGGAAGTATAGAGACGGTATAGAACTTGTTCCGAATAACCCCACCTATGAACCTATGTATTTCAGCAATGAGGACGTTTTAACCAAACCAGTCAAGATATTGGGAAAAGTAGAGGAATTAAGACGAAAATTTTAAGTATAACCGCTACGGCGATTATATAAATACAAAGGAAGAGAGGAAATAATATGGGATTATTTGGAAATGATATTGACAAAACTGCAAAGAAAGAAGAAAAACTTCAAAAGAAAGAAAATAAACTTGCCGAAAAGCAGACAACCAAGCGTGAATCATATGAAAATGCAGGAGTTTTCGTGTATTCAACTTTAAAATACCACCTTGCTCCAAAAGATGGAAAGGTTCACGTTGTAATGATAAATAGTTTTTCTAAATGGTTAAACCAGTCATTTCAATGTGAAGAGAAATACACAGGACAAATTGATGGAATTTTAAGCCTTATGCAAGATGATGGATATGAAATCTTAGATGTAAAATTCAATTCTATACAAGGACAAGGGCTAACCGGACAAATGGAAGGTTTTCACACACTTGTTACTTATAAATAGTTATAACCGCCCCGGCGCCGTCCGGGGCAATACAACAAAATAATATATTTACCCAGGCAGCCGGCAGGCGGCTCTCTATCCGTTCCGAGTCTTGCGGAAAGGATGATTCTTATGAGTACATATGAGGAATTTATGATTATATTGACCTTTGGTCTTTTAATTGTAGCAATTCTAAACTTGAAAAATAAGAAATAGCCGTCCTCGTCTCTGGTAAAGATTGAACGGCTATTTCTGTAGCTTATTAAATTAATTTGCCGGAACGGGTAGCGTGCACCTACTCGTCGGCTGTCTTGTTAAGTATATTATAGCAAATATACTTTAAATGTCAACCGCCCCGGTACGCCAATACCGGAGCAGTTCTAGCACAATCCGTAGATTATGCGGTGTTCTCTCACAAGAATATTGTATCATCTTCGGTGCAGCCGCACAATCCAGAACATTTGTGCGCTGTTATTTTTATACACATTTTTTATGCTATTTTTGAATAAAATCAACCGAGGTGATGTAATGAAAACTAAATATGGATATGGCTATGTACGCGTTAGCACAGACAAGCAGGAGGAACTTTCTCCCGATTCGCAGTCTAAACTTTTAAAAGATTTCGCCCATAAAAACGGAATCATTTTACTGAACATATTTTTTGAAATCGGGGTTTCTGGCCGAAAAGCCGAAAAGCGTCCAGAGTTCCAAAAGATGATCGCCCTGGCAAAATCAAAGGATCATCCTGTTGACAGTATCCTTGTATGGAAATTCAGCCGATTTGCCCGCAATCAGGAGGAAAGTATTGTCTACAAGTCTCTTTTAAAGAAAAAGCATAACGTTGATGTTATCAGCGTTTCAGAGCCTCTTGTAGACGGTCCATTCGGTTCTCTGATCGAGCGTATTATTGAATGGATGGATGAATACTACTCTGTCCGATTGTCGGGCGAAGTCACAAGAGGAATGAAGGAAAAGGCACAGCGTGGAGGATACCAAGCCCGCCCCCCCCGCCGTTAGGCTATCGTATAGTGGATCGTGGAGAACCTCCCGTGATCGTACCGGAAGAGGCTGAGATCATAAAAATTATATTTGACAAATACGCGAATGAGCATTGTGGTATTTTTGATATAGCACGCTATCTAAATTTATGCGGTTTTAAGACGTCTCACGGCAAACCATTTGAACGTCGTTCTGTCGAATATATTCTTCAAAACCCGACTTATTGCGGAATGATCCGTTGGAACCGTACGGTAAATGAAACCAACGAAATACGCCCAAAAGACGAATGGATTATCACAAAAGGCCTCCATCCGGCCATCATAACAGAAGAACTATTCAACAAGGCAATGTCGCGCTATGAAAAAGAATATATATCAAAAGGATCCCGCCCTTCAAGCACATACAAACATTGGCTGTCTGGTCTTGTAAAATGCCCGTCCTGCGGAAGAACGATGATTGCAAAGACAATTAAGGGCAGCGCACGTACTTATGTGTATTTTACATGCTATGGCTATTCAAAAGGAAAATGCCTGCTAAATAATTCTGTCAGTTCGTTGAAATTAGAGCCAGCCGTTTTGCAATCTGTAAAAGACGTGCTCGATTCACACAGAATTGCATATCGCTATGTCAAACCAAAAGCGGAAGAAAGTACAGATCTGTCTGCAATCCTAAAAGAGCAGCTAAAAAAATCAGACGAGAAGCTGGATAGGATTAAAGAAGCTTATCGGAACGGTGTTGATACATTGGCGGAATATAAGGCAAGCAAATCGATCATAGCCGCCGAGATCGAACAAATCAAAAAGCAGCTAGAGGAAGTCGAAAAGACTATCGATGCGCCATCAAATGATGATTCGATCATGTTGGATCGCGTGCGAAATGTCTATGAGATCATCTCATCAGATGTCATAAATAATACGACAAAAAATGAAATTTTGAAAAGTGTAATAGAAAAGATTGTATATGATCGTGATTCTGATGAATTGAAAGTGTATTACTATTATACGCCGGAACCCTTGTAAATACTGGGTTCCGAGCATTTTGTATGTTGTTGCAAAAAGGTCAACCTTTTCGAAACAACGTGCAAACTATTTCTACCTTATTTATATGTGTTTATTATACAGTATTTAATCGGATGATACAATATTCTTCCCCTGGGATCACCCCAGGGGTATTTTATACTTTGAGCACCTGCCCTGGATAAATCACGTTTGGATTGCTTATTCCGTTAATCTGGGCGATTTTCTGATACGTGGTATTGAAACGTTGTGCAATACCTGACAGCGTATCTCCTGCCTGTACTGTGTAAGTTGTTCCTGTATCATTTCCGGCAGTGCTTTTTCCGTCTGTATCTGTGCAGATACACTCTAAAATGCCGTCCCAGGGATAATCGTAGTAGGAATGGATGTAAGACTCGTATCCGGTCTGATCACCTTCAACGCCGTCAATTCCTCCCGTCTCCGATACGCTAAATTCCGCCAGCATGTCCGGCACAGCAGACGTGCACATAGCTGTGTGGTTCGCTTCATTCAAATAGACATCCCCACGCTGTGCTATATATCCGTCCGACATAGGGTGCCATTTAAAATTGCCTGTTCCCGTCATGCAGGAGCGCATATTTCCTGTGTAGGTTGCACCTCCGCAGCTGATTCCGGCGGCTTCAAATGCGGAAATGATCGCAGAACTGCAATCCCTGTCGCCCTGTTCCAGTTTGTAAACTTTTCCGTTTATAGCAATGTCGCATGTTCCTTCTCCATCGCCCCATCGGCTATACTGGCTATATCCATGCCAGTTGTGGCTGCATAAATGTTCCATTAGCTGTACTGCTATCTCCTTTAATAACATAGTGTTCTCCTTCCTGTCGCAATAACACAACAAAAAAGAGCCCCGTTTTTTAGGCTCTTAATTTTCCCAATATTGCAATAATTGTATTAAGCACGTTCCTTCCAAATTTGTTTCATCCTTATCCAATTTCCTCTTACCAAACGATACAAAATTATTCTTTTCATAAAATTGCAATAATTTATCTTTTTCTTCACATTCCAAATACAAAAATTTTCCGCCAATCTCCTTCTGAATATTACGTATTCTATCTATTGCCATTTGAAGAATTTCACTTCCAGAAATTAATGTATCATTCCCTTTATCAAAGTTTTTCCCAAGTTGAGCAATAAGCGGAGCTGATATAATATATGCTCCTGTCGAATTATCATATGTACCATGCTGTTTTACTCGAGAAAATATTTTATTACTCAAATCTTTCTTACTGACAGTAAAATGTTTCATCGCTATTGTATAATAACCTATAAATTCTTTTTCGTTACCTTCTTGCCAGTATACAAGATATGTTTGGGCAAAACCTCTTTTGGAAAACTCTATCGCTTTCTTCTGACAAAATTCCTGAACATCTTCATTCAGTGGACATACAAAAGAGGAGAGTATTCGTTTTGTCCTCTCCTCCCCAAGTTGTTCTATCATGCTACTCAAATTAAATTGTTTAAACTCTGGCATTTTTTTACATATCAAAGAACTCTTTGATTTTATCTCCCGTAATTTCTGTGCATTTTCTGGTATATTTAACGTCTTTTTTAGGGCTATTTTTTGATTTCTCAAATGCTTCCATGAAATTGCGGGCAGTTTTATTATCTTTTATATTGATTGTCTTTAAGATACTTTTCGTTGCCATGACAATCTCACTCCCTTCTTTAAAATGACAATGCTATTTTTTCTTTATTATAGCAAAAATATACCTCTTTTTTCAACTACAAGATGCAAACTATTTCATTTACATTTCATCTATATATTGTGTTTATTAATTTTATGGATAAGAGGACGATCACTCGCCCTCTGAATCATTCTTGCCTTATATTGAATTTTCAGAATTTTGTCCTTTTTTCTCTCCCTGTCTTTTACTGTAGCTTCCTCTTGTACCCTTGATAAAAGTAGCAATAATTGAAGCAATGCCTGTAACACCTAAAACCGCACCTGAAATTACCCCCGCGCTCTTAGGAACAAGTATAACCATAACTACAGCAGCCACAATACACCCAAAGCCCAACATGAATGCAAATAGAATTCCAAGCAAACTATCTCTTGATTCCGTTTTTATAATCCTTTTTTCCATTTCTTGCCGATGATTTGATTGTTTTTCCGCCATTGCAAGAATCCTGTCGGCAGATCCGGGCAATACTTCTTCATATCCTTTTATAATATTCGGCGGCGGAATCGGTCCACTGAATTCACTTCTTATAACTTCGGCTACTACTTGTCGGACTTGTTCTTTTTCTTTCTCTTCCACTTCAACATCTGGCGCTTCTAAAACTTCTTGTTTCTTCTCTGATTGATTTTCCGACATTTTCCCAATCGCTCCTCAGTGCTTCGTAATCTCTCAATTTATTTTCTGAAAGATTAGGCCATTCTTTTGTACCACTTAAATTTAACACTCTTGCATACCCGTCTAAAAAACTCTTGCTAATAGTAGTTCTCATACAAACCCTTCCCTTCCAAGTAGTTCTATTAACACGGCTTCACAATAATATACTCTTATTGTGTTCACTAATTATACAATATAAATGTTCTTTTTTCTAGTGGTTCTAAAATATTTTTTATACCATACAATATTTACATATCTTCTGAATCATTTTCTACTTCTTCCCACTTCGGGACTTCCGGCAGTCCTGCAATGCTAGTTAATATAGACAACACACCAGCCAGAGCCGATGCAGACGCCACCATAATCCAGTTCACATCATCCAGCACCACTGCCGTTCCTATAGTGGCCACGGCGGTCTGTGCCAGCGTTTTAATTGCCCGCATTCCTGCTGCCTTCGCCCATTCTTTCCATTCTACCCAATATTCTTTTTTCATATATTTTTTACCTCCTATGCTAATCCAATCTTAGTAAGAACGATTGCCACCACTGCTCCAAGAATAAGTGTTAGTATGTATCCGCTTACCTGTCTCCATTTTTCGCCATCTCTGCCCTCAAGCTCTTCTAACTTCTCTTCTTGGCGCGTCTGAGATTTTGCAATGTTCTCTACGCTTAACGCTAAACTGTGGACACTGGCAGTTAGATCGGCAATCTGCCTTATTGTTTCTTCCAAGTCTCCTATTCTTCTATCATTTCGTTTAAAATGTTCTTCTATTCTTGTTTTAAATTCTTCATGTTCTGCTCTTGAAATAGGCTGCTCCATATCTGCTTATCCCCCTATAAAAGAGTACTTACAATCTCCGATACTACGCTCTTTAAATTAAACAGCTTCGGGACCTGCTCCAGGGTAAATGTTCCTGCGACCACTAAACTCACCCATGTTTTTACTAAAATACTGTCCTTTGTAAATACCATACTAATTTTCCTCCATTTCTAAAATTTTATATACTACTTCCTGCAGGTTACTAATGTTTGGAACGCTCTCTTTTGGATATGTTCCGTTCCGGACTAATTGCACCCATGTTTTTACAATTACACTGTTTTCATTAAACACCGGCTACACCTCCTTGCATTGTTGCGATTAACATGGTTAATTCTGCGATCGCCATTTGCAGATCTGCATTTGTCTGTTCCACATCAGTTTCTATTTCCTCCAGCCGTTCTTCCGGCGTTTCGCCCGGCTTGTACATCGTAACTCCATAGATCTGGCCGATGTACTCCGTGGTACTGTAAAATGTCATGTATCCTTCGTACACTGCTACCGTCTGTCCTCTTTCCTCTACGGTCATTTTCTTGGTCTTTACCGGATCTTCAAATATTTTTCGCAGTTCTTCCGGCGTGGCGGAAACAGTCTTGAACAATAAATAATCTCCGTGTAAAACGGCCTGCTGAACCTGTAGTTCAGTGGCGTCATTGAATATAATTTTCATAATTTTATCATCCTTTCGTTAAATTTATTTAAAAAATGCAGATTTGTCAGATAAAATAGAACAATTTGACATTATTTCTAGTGGCGAATTAACAATGTATCCAGATCGTGAGCAAACATTTGGGAAATTCATTAAAAAAAGTGGGAAACTAGTAGAAATCTGGATTAATGCGGGTGTCACAAAACAAATCGAAAATGGACATAAAATAGCTGATATCCCAAAAGGATATTGGCCGGGGACTACGTTTAACATATTCGTGCCCACCGGTACAAAAGACTATCCAGTCACTGTTAATTCAAATGGGTCGGTTACAGCATTAGCAGCAATTCCTGTTAGTACAACAATCCGAATCCACGAATTTTATTTTACAAAATAATTATTTCCATGTTCCAGTGCATCGGAAATTAAGAGAACCGGATACGGTTGTATTAGTTCCGCCAAAAACCCAATAACCTAATGTTTTTTTCAAATCTCCGCCAGTGCTTTGCGCAGCCCATACGCCAGCGTTTGATCTAAAATGAAGTGACACACCACTTACATTTGTTAAGGATGTATATGGTAGCGAGAAAGTATAATTATCGCTGTGATATACACCGCCTGCGCTCTGGTTTACTGTGGCACGTGTAATCGATTGCGAGCCCCACATTTCGAGTGTGCCGTTGTTCCATTTGCGATAGTACCCATTACTATTTTTACCTTCCTCTACGATCGCGTTCGCACTCAATTGCCCGATTGAATCGGACAAATCTGCATTTGTCATGCACATCTTAAAGACCTTTCGCACCTCTGTGACGTTGATCCCGTCCAATTCGATTTCGTACAGCGGCATATCCGCCG